ATATTTGAGTGTAAATGTTTTTCTCATTCTTGTATATCGTGGTCTTGTCTGCTCATATCCAGCTTCAAAAGGACTTCTAATAGTATTATCCTCATATTCTTCTACTAGTGGATAAACTGGATTTGGTAAAGAAGGAAAATCAGCCATTATCTTACTCCCGATATAGCATGTCTTAATACTCCAAACTGTTCAATGTTCTTTAACACGACGCCAATAATGTATTTCTCTCCATCAAACTTTGCACCTGTCTGCTCTGCCTTAACAGGAACACCAGTTTGGTTCTCTATATTTATTGCCACATTTACACCAGCAGGAAGTTGCCCTTTGTTTATTTTGTCAAGAAAGTCAACGCCTTTTCTTGAGACAACATACTCACCTTTTTGAAGTATTGCAGGAACTTCATCCCATGCAAGCCCTCCAGGATGGAATCTCGGGATATATCCACCTGAATGCGCAACAACGCCACCTGAGTGACTTTTAAATAAACCTCCTACCCAGCCTGTTAATGCCTCAGTGAGAGGTTGAATAATCAATGCTTTAAGTAATGCTTTATATATATCATTCAATATAGATTCTGCTAATTTGCCAAAATTTAAAAACCCCTCAGATGTAACATCAAAAAAGTTCATAAAGGCATTTTCCATTGAGGAGGTTATCTGGGTTCCTGCTTCTTTTGCTCTCATAAATGCACTTCTTACTTTTTCTGAATAATCATATATTGCCTCAAGAAAGCCCTCTGAGAGGGTGCCAGTTTGCTCTCTGAGTCTTTCATTCAAATCAATAATGTTATCCCTTACCCCCTGTATCTGCTGTTGCATTGAGAGCCACGCTTCTTCGTTCCCAGCCTCTGCTATTTTTTGAGCCTGCTGTTCAAGAAGAGAAACAAGCTCTTTTTGATTCTCTATCTGCCTGCGGAGGGATTCTTCTTTTGTTATTGCCCTTGATTTTTCAGCAGTCTTTATTTCTGCAAGTTCTATCCCAAGTTGCAACTGCCTTATTTTAAAGTGATATTCCCTTTCAGCTTCCTCCATTTTCTTTAGCATTGCATCATGTGCTTTAGCTTTCAGTTCCTGGAAGGTCTCAAAACTGATAGCGTCCTGATTGTAGAGGTCTTCAAGTTTTTTAACCTTCTCATCTTCCCAATCCTCTACTTCTCTTATTCTTTTTTCATAGTCGTTTAAAAGCTCTTTTGTAATTTCATTTTCTATGTCAACTTCTTTTTGTGCATACTCCCCATAAATCTGAAGTATTTTTTCTTCAGCTATCTGAGCGATTAGAACTTTTTTATCTTGATATTCTTCCTCTGAAATAACCCCTTTTCTCCTGAACTCATTTAGCTTGTTTAGCTTGTCTGTTTCCCATTTTTCAGTCTGAGCAAGCTCCTTCTGAAAACCTACCTGCCTATTTGCTTCAAGAGATGCAAGAAATTCCTGATACTCTTCCCTCCATTTTTCTAATTGTTCGGCTTTTTTCTTATCATCCTCTGGTTTAAATGGTTTAATCCCTTCTGCCGCACCTGCTGATTTTTTAGTTGTTACCCTCTTTTTCTCCCATTCATCATATCTCTTTAGCATCTCATCGCTAAGCCCACCCTTAAAAGCTTCGCTGATGTATTTGCCTGACAACTTAAAGTTTTGTGCTACTTCTGATGCTTCCTTTTTTGCTCCTGCAAAATCTCCTTTTAGCAACTTCCAGAAAGCATTCGCAAGATTGCCGACTAACGCTACCCACTCCAGCATTGCCTTAATAATATAGCCCAATCTTTGCGTTAGTGGTGGTAATATAACCGACGCAATTAATCCAAGCCCATTAGCTACCATCCCTATCAGTTGCCCTATTAATGCGAAGAGGGGAGCAAAAGGCTCAATAATATTCCAAATTGACTCCAGCACCCCTTTTACTGCAAGCCAGCCCTTGTGTATGCCAGAAGAAATTGTCTCGGCATTTTCTTTGGTAAACTCTATAATTGACTTTAAAAATTTATTAATTTCTGTATATGCTTCCCTGAAACCCATCTTCATGATTTGATTTTTGAGAGTTTGTAGAGTAGAGCCTATCGCCCCCCAAGTCCCCTCTAAATCTTTTGATGCTTCAGAGTAGCCTTTTAGAAGATTGCCGATGTTTTGTATTATTGTTCCTTCTTGTTTCCAAAGTTCTACCTTCTGCTTAAGAGTGCCTCCGACCATTGCATTGAGTTGGCTTGCAAGCTGGCTATGTGCATCTACCTGCCCCTGTAATAATGCCCTTATCTCTTGCCTTAGCTGTATTTCTTTTGCAGCAGAGCCTTGAGATATAACTGCAACCGCATTTGCAATATTTGTGAATGCCTCAAGCTCTTCTTTATTGTCCTTCAAGAATATGCCCTGCTTTGCCATCTCTTCTGTCATCATCATCAAGTCCTGAGCAGAAGCAATTGTCTTTGCATCAATCTTCTCAAGCTCATTTACTAACCATTGAGCATATTCAGTTGCCTGTTTATAGTATCCAGGGATATCAGATTGCCCCTGAGCCCCCGCCAGAGAGGTCATCATGGCTGCAATTTTTATAACAGATTGATTATACTGCTCTACTGCATCGTATGCTGGCTTAAATGCAGAGATTAATGCCTGCCCTATCTCTTCTACCGCTGCTTTGATAGCTAAAAATTTACCAGCCGCAAGAGAAACCTGAGTAGACATGCTGTTTAGCTGTCTGTTGACATTATCAAAAGCAGCTTTAGTGTTATCTATAGCAGATATGATTAATTTGACCTGATTTTCTGCCACTCTATTACCTCTATATCACCTTCAAACTTCTTTCCAAGAGTTTTACATGCTTTTTCATACTCTTTCCTGTATCTTTTTTTCTTATCTTCCTCTGTCTCGCCAACCAGAAAAGCAATGACTGCTTCCCTAAACAATATCTCCCTTCCTTGATACTCAAGGTATCTTTTGCACTCATCTATTGAAAACCCCCACTCAATCATGTCTTTTTTTGTTATGTCTCCTTTAGCTAATATGCACACCATCTCATCTATCAGTTCTTCTGTGCTTTGGGTTTGAGTATTTCTTGAACCCTCTTCCAAAGTAATGAAATCTGGTTGCAGACGAAAAAATCCTCTACCACCTTAACTGTGGTCTCAAGGTCAAGCTGAAACTCTATCTCCCTTGCTATCTCTTCAATGTTTTTGTCTTTTACAGTCTGCCCTTCAGGAGTAAGCACAATTGCCATTGCCTCTGGGAGTTTATCCCCAAGAATCTCAATTATGTTAACTGGAGTATCCCCTGGAGAAATCACAACATCTTTCAGTAACTTTGAAAGCTGTTTAACTTGCCCCAGCACAAGCGGTCTTTGTATGTATTTTTTACCACCAATAACATATTCCATAGTCTCACCTAAATTGTTTCTTGAGTATTTTTCAAAACAAACTGGATAGATGTTCCTTCCGATGAATTGTCGTAGTATGCAGTGAATGGTAGTTCTACAAAGACCCCTGCAGGTCCAGTAATAACTGGTGCGTTTGGTGAATAAAGTAGTTCAGGAATTAAAATTTCAAGAGATTCGTTGCCAGCAGTCCCGCCACCATTTCCGAGCTTGTAATAAATCCTCAGACTTGTTTCTGTTGAGTTTTTCGCTTTGTTAAGCAGACTCATTGATTCAAACAAAGCCTTGGTTGTTCCTGAAACCTTCACCATGCCTTCGGGAAGTGAATACCTCTGCCCCTGTCCGCCAATGACATAGACAGACCCATCAAGGTTATTCTCAACAGTGATGTCAACTTCTGTAACAGCGCCGATAGCTGAACCGCCCTCTTCAATTGCTGCGATGTCAAAGCCTGTCCATGAGACTTTGCCTAAATCTGTTGGAGTGCTGTCAAAAGAAGTAGTGCCAACAGTCTCTTTTGCCCCTAGAAACTCAAAGCTTATGTCTTGAAAGCCTTCATGTCTTACAGCAAGAGTAAATCTGTTGATTTTGCAACCATTATACTTAAAATACTGCCCAAGATCTGTAAATCCTTTCTCAATCAGAAAACTCGGTATTGTATTACCAACCTTTAGAGTGTGAGTATATGGTCCTGTTCCTGTAGTATTAACACTTCCTAACAGCCCCTTAAACAGCGTGCCGATATAAGCCTGAAGCTCTGTTTTAATTGAGCCGTCAATTGCAATATTGCCAAGTGCTGGTCTTGCTGCATCCCTTGTCCCTCTTATTACTGCGCTGTCAATGAGGTTTCTTGAAGATTTGAAATCTTCACTAACAAAATATAGCAGTTTTGCATCTGGAGTAGTAGGATCTATCTTGAATGTTGTCTCCTCTTGATAAACTATCTGTGCTTTAGCTCCTATTGCCTGTGCCATCTTTTACCTCCTCCTGCTTTGATATTTCTATAAATCTCTCTAAGAGAGATTTATATTTGTATGTTAATTCCTTTAAAAACTCTACCCTGTCTGCTGGATACTTATCCCACGCTTCTATAATCTTGTTTTTCTCTT